TGGGTGTACGGCGATGCCGAGGTGTTACGGCGATGCTGAGGTGTTCGGCGATGCTGAGGTGTACGGCAATGCCAAGGTGTACGGCAATGCCAAGGTGTACGGCGATGCCTGGGTGTGCAGTAATGCCAAGGTGTGCGAGAGATCTGGTATTGTCTGGTTTTCGAACGTGGGCACGGAGTACGGTACATTAACCATATTTAAAACTGAACAAGGAGTATTGTGGGCTACTAGAGGCTGTTTTAGTGGCTCTGTTGAGGAGTTTTTGAAAAAATCCGCGGAAGTTCACGATGAAAAAACAAAAAGAGAATATCAGCTCTTGATTGAAGTCGCTAAATCAAGGTTGAACAACTAATACGCCCACACGGAAGGCGTTAAACCCCGTGCAGACATACTCCTAAGGTTGCCCACTGTAACAGGTGGGCTTTTTTATGAAGGAAACAAAAATGCCAACACGAAAATTCAAAACTCCCGTAGGAGACTATCTAAGAAGTAAATTAGGCAATCACTTTATAGCTAATTATTACATCTCAGCATTGGGCGTTATCGTAAACCATTACCATAATAACGCTCTTCATATTTTCACCTTTTTCAATCTCACCCAGTATGGACTAGATGAGATTAATCAACGATTGCCCACCGTTAAATTTAACAACGAAATTGTCACTTCGGGAAGAAAAATACTCAACTTTGAGACAGATAAGGAAAATAAAGATCACGTTGAGCTTTTGGCTTATAAATTAACGCAATTGTAATTTATTGGGAGTAAAAAAATGAACGCACTGATCAAACATACCTTACAAACCCTACTCATTTTATTTGTCGTTATCTCTGCTCTGAGCCTTGCAGAGGCTTACGCCCAAAGCGTTGAAGAACACTATACCGCTCAAGGCTTTAGCCAAGAACAAATCACAGAAATGCAACTCCAGGCAAGCCCAGAATGGAAAAAAGAACACGGCGATTTACAACCAAACCTAACCGCCGAAAGCGAAAAATATCTACAAAATTACACCGCACTTTTGCAGGAGAAAATCAATGAGTAAAGCCAACCTCGCTTATGAAGTAGGCATTTATGCCAACGACGGTGGATTTCGTGGCTACATCGCCAATCTCAAAACGAATTTAAATATTTATCGTACGCCTGTTTGCCATTCGCCCCAAATGGCAAAAGAAACACGTGAGTTTAAAGAGAAAATACAGACGTGCAAACAGCAAGGAATAATGCTCTTTTTTGAAGAATCTTTCAGAAATGAGGTAACACAATGAAACGCCGCGGATTTTTAAGTGCTTGGCAATGCGATAGCGACCAAGACTATTATGAGCAATTTGAGCAACAAGACGAAGATAAAATCGATCCTGATGATAGCGATAACTTCGAGCCTTGCGATGATGATTGCGATTATTGGAAAAGTAACTGTTACGGGAGAGGATAAATGGAAAACCAAAAATTTGAGTTAATTATTAGCACTGAAAGCAAAGTGCTTGCTTGCAATATTACCGACTTTGAAAAGCAAGCAGATCAATTTTTATCAACGCTCACACAAACATTTGAGACGGATAATGATTTTGCTCAAGCAAAAGAAGAAGTGAAATTACTGAAAGAGCTAGAGGATAAAACGCGCACGGCAATTAAAAATGCACAGCAAGGCAATATTAACAAATTGCTTGAACAAGCCCAAGACATTGCCGAACGTTTCCGCCAAGCGCGCTTAGAACGTGAAAAACTGGTGAACACCAAAGAAGAAGAGATCAAAGCAAACATTGTCAATGGTGCTTTTGAGCGAATTTCAGTGATCAAATCAGGTTTTGAAAGCGATGTGTGCATTGCCCTTGAACAGGTTATTCCAAAAGCCACTGTTAAAAAACGCTTAGAAGAAGCTACTAAACGCCGTAGCCTCCTTGCTACGCTCATCAAAGCCGTGAACGCAGAAGAAACCCTTATCGCGGCAGAAATTGCAGCAGAAGCCGCACGACTTTCTGCGCGTCGCAAGCTAATCCCTATCTCTTATGAGTATCTCTTTAAGGATTGGCTCAATCTGATTACTGGCGATGACGAGCTTGAACCACTCATTCAAGCACGCATTGCCGATGAACAAAAACGCGAAGCGGAAATAAAAGTGAAAGCGGAACAAGAAGCAAAAGCGCGCGCAGAAGCGGAAGCAAACCTTAACGCCTTACAAACCACAACGAAAAAACAGAAACCAATGAAAACACCGCGCATATTGAACCGCAAACGCCAACGCAAGAAATGCTACCTGCGGCAACGCAATTTATCCTCAAAATCCCAGCTCAAGAAATTCCTTTCACAGGAACACTTGAGCAATTAAGAGAACATTTTGCCCCAGTGAAAGCGTTGGGTATTACGGCAACGATTGTTAAACAATAAGGATTATACGATGACAACAGCACTTCAAACACTCACTCAAAAACTCGCTGAACGCTTTGAAATGGGCAGTAGCGAAAATCTACTACAAACCCTAATGGCAACTGCCTTTCGTGGGCAAAATGTAAGCCCCGACCAAATGACCGCCCTACTGGTTGTTGCTAACCAACACGGCTTAAACCCTTGGACAAATGAAATCTACGCATTCCCAAATAACGGTGGCATTGTGCCGATTGTCGGCGTGGATGGTTGGTCTCGCATTATGAACGACCACCCACAATTTGACGGTATTGAATTTACCTTTAATGATGATAACAGTTGCACCTGTAATATCTACCGTAAAGACCGCACTCGCCCAACAACAGTTACGGAATATATGATCGAATGTAGCCGCAACACGCAACCGTGGAAATCGCACCCAAAACGAATGTTACGCCATAAAGCAATGATCCAATGCGCAAGGTTAGCTTTTGGCTTTACAGGTATTTACGACCAAGACGAAGCTGAACGCATTGTAGAAAATCAAAAAGAACCGTTAAATGTAACGCCAAAACCAACGGTCATTGACACCACTGCGACAAATATCATTCACGCCACGCCTGAAAAAGTAGCAGAAATTCGTCAGTTAATTGAACTCACTGGTACACCGCTTGAAAAAGTATTGGCATCAGCTGGAGTGAATGAATTAGAGCTGATAACGGCAGAACGTGCAGAAGGCGTATTGAAAAAATTAAATCTTACACTTGATAAACAAAATGCACAAAATCAAGCCAATAACGCAGATGAAGGAATCCCACTATGATAGACGGTTTGATCACCCTTGATTGTGAACAAGGCTCGGAAGAATGGCTAGCCGCACGGCTAGGCATTCCTACCGGCACGGGCATTAAAAATATTGTATCTAACAGCGGGCAAAAGTCCGCTAGCTGGTTGAGCTATCTTGCTGAACTGATTGCCGAAATCATTGAAGGCGCGAAGGAAAGCGTAAAAACCGCTGCAATGGAACGCGGCAATCAGCTTGAGCCACTGGCAAGAATGGCGTATGAGTTTGAAACAGGCAATGATGTTGTACAGGTTGGCGGTGTCTATCTCAATGCCGACAAAGAGCTAATGATTAGCCCCGATGGACTCATTCCCTCCCTTAGAAAAGGGCTTGAAATCAAGTGCCCCAAAATGAAAACCCATATCAAATATTTGCTCGAAGGTGGTGTGCCGAGTGAGTACGTTATTCAAGTGCAATCCGCCTTATGGGTGACAGGCTATGAGACGTGGGATTTTGTCAGTTATTGCCCTGAATATCAAAAACAGCCTTTTTATCTTTACACAGCACAACGTGATGAAATATTAATGAAGGCGTTTGTTTGATAAATATATTCCCGAATTTTTGATCGCACTTAGGGCATTAAAAGCCGAAAATTAATGGTTAGGAGGGAGGTATGAGACTCTACCACATCAGACAAATGGCACTCCAATTTATTACACGGAGCTTTTAAGAGTAAATCGGGGTTTATTGGTGTATTAAAGACTCAAAACAATGAATTTATACCTAGGATCTCGCTTAATGGTTCTGTTGTCAACTTCCCATCTTTCAAAGATGATATTTCCGCGGCGTTATTCATTGATGAAAAACGGGTAGAGCTATTAGGCAATGATTGTATTACTAACCAAAGCGCAGGATTAATTTATGGAGATTATACAGTGAAAAATATGAAAAAGGTGATTGATGAATATATTAAGGCAAACAAACTCGGGATTAGATTAGCGAATGTTGCCACAGTATTTCTGGAAGTCCTATGGAGCAATAGAACTCGGCAGGGACGCATTATTGATGCGGAGAAATCATTTAAGAACAGGAAGTGTGGTTCTATCCACTTAACCGATGACGAAACAAAGCTAATCCTCAACGATCTGCAAGAATTTGGATTGATTAGAATCACAAGTAACAAATACGGGCCGAAACTTTGGGTCGCAAAACTTGATCTAAAAAAAGAATTACGCCCAACATCCCCAATTACACCAACAACAAAGGAAAAAGATATGCAACAATTAGACAAGCTCTCCCCCGAAATGCTGGAAAACTTAGCTAAACAAGCGGCAGAATTAGCAAGAGCGAAAAAACAGGAAGCTGAAGAAAAGCACAATTTAAGAACCCTTCTTGATCCGTTAATCCTTAATGCGGTACAAGCGAAAGGAAAATATGAACGGCTCTTAAATGAACTCCTTGATACCTCAACAGAGCTTGATAATGCGCTGAATGCGTTGAAAGATGCGTTGAAATAATCCTAATTTAACTTGTCTAGCTTAGACAATCCTAGACGAAATCTAGACAGTTTTTTTAGACGATAGCCCTTATTTAAGGGCTTTTTTATGAGGGCGAAAAATGAAAAAACGTTTATGAAGTGCGGTTGAATAATTTTAGGGGCTGTCCTAGATAACTAGACTAAACTCCCTTTAACCAATTGTTTTAAAATAGAAATTTGACTTTTTATGTTGCTGTAATTAAAACGCCATTCACATTCCTTTAAATAAAGCTCAAAATGCGCTTTTGGGATACCATTAAATTTGCGTAAATGGCGTTTTGCTTGGCTCCAAAAATTCTCAATTCCGTTAATGTGGTTATGATTTTCAGCAAAATGTGTGCTGTGATTGATACGAAAATGACTAAATTCACTCACATCAAGCACGTCATAACTACGATAATTATCGGTGTAAACAATACTATCAGGCTTTACCTGCTCCCGAATAATGGGTAACAAGGTGGCAGATTGCGTATTTGGAACCGCAACGGTATAAACCTTGCCATTGCGCTTGAGAAGCCCGAATACCGCAATTTTCCCTGCCGCACCACGACCACGTTTGCCTTTGCGAGCACCGCCAAAATAACTTTCATCGGCTTCAATTTCACCTTCAAACATCTCTAAGTGAAGGCTGTTTTGATAGATGAGTTGGCGTAAACGATGAAAGTAATATGCGGCAGTCGTTTTGTTTACATTGACTAACTCTGCTGCTGTCCTTGCAGTAACACCTGCAACAAATAGCTCAATGAGTTTATTTTATTTGTGCTGACTTAGATGACTTTTTCTCATTGGTTCATTCTAACCTAAATAGATTTTTTAGTTGTTATCTAGGACAGCCCTAATTTTATTGACCTAGAGCTAAGCGCAAACTGGGAAATAGATTTTGGCTTCAAAGACTTTTCTGACTCTTTAAAAGAAGAAGGAATAAAAACGGTCGAGCAAGCCATTATCCATATTAATCAGTTTTGGGTGGACTCTCCCAATGAAGATGATGAATTTAATGAACATCTGAATTACTTTTTAAAATACGCAACAGTGAGAATCCACTATATCTACAACAATACTACGTTATGGGATGTTAATGACTTAACGCGACACCTATTTAGCAAAGAAGAAGGTTTTTGCGTTGGGAAATGCGGAATTGAATTAACTGATTTTTATGATGGATTTGAATTAAATGATGATTTATTAGAGGTGCACGAACAATGAACACAAACGAACTACTCAACGAACGAGAAAAAACGCACGGAGACTTTGTCAGCGGTGCAGAAACTTTTTATCACCTGATGAAGCCCATTATTGATAGCCAGCTATTTGAACGAAATAAAGTGGCGGCTTACGCAATGACAATGATACAAGCGAAAGTCACTCGAATTTGTAATGGCAATGAAAGTTTTCCTGACCACTGGGAAGACATTATTGGCTACGCGAGCCTTGCGCTCGGTAAGCAGTTTGAGCCATAGCAATCGGTAAGTGTGCCAGTTGTGGATTATATAAAGGCTCAAAATCTGACACCTAACCGCTAAATAGCGGTTTTTATTGCCTTATAGGAGAAAAAATGGGGAAAATCATTACTCATACCGTCACTGTCGATGTTGACGTTGATGTAGATATTGATCTTGATGATTTAGAACTTTCGGATTATATGCCAGATATAACCTTACAAGAGTTTTTCTATCACCGGTGTGGCAGCTTAAATTTTGTTGCTATTGAAGCAATGCGGGAGCTGCGAGCCTTGCAAGGTGAAAAAGCAAACCTTATGAAATTACTTGAAGAATTGACTGGTGTTTGTTTGTAGTAGAAAAGGAGAGAGTATGAAGCTATCAATATTTAAGCCACAAGAACCTGACTTAATTATGGGAGATGGTAAAAATATATTATTTTAGAAAATCACGCTCATTTGGTTGGGATATAGCCAGAGAAACAAGATACGGCTTGCCACTTGATGAAATAAAACAAGTGCACGCATATCAAATTAAATATCGTGATATTAGTCATAAAAATTTATTGATTGTGCCTATGGAGGATTGATTATGGAAATTGAAAAATTAGAGTGGAAACCGACTAATGAAGTACTAGGTGCATTTATTGTAGACAATGATGACCTTTATATACCATTCATAAAAGGTACGCATAATGGATATATTCTTCTAGGAATTTTGCACCCACTATATAAGTTAGATTATGTAGATATTAATAAGAAACTGTATCAAGAAGGTATAACTCTACCGCACGGAGAAATTACATTTGGTAAATATATCTTCAATTTTAAAGATGGATTTAGAGAAAACATACAGGAATTATTCTCAGAATTAGATAGTGTTAATTATTTAGTATTAGGTTTTGATACTTGTCATCTAGATGATAACTCAATTAAATGGGATAAAGAAACCGTAACACAAGAAACAATTAATTTCGCTAAAACTATGGCTGCGTATGACATACAAAGTTAATTTGGAAGATGAGTTTGATAAAGCAGTATTAAGTTTTATTAAGACCGTATATATCCAATCAAAATTTAACAAAGAAAGATTACTGGGTTTATTTTCAGAAGATGTAATAAAAGCAGTAATGACAACAGTAGATGAAACAAAAAGAGAGGTTAATTATGAAACCATTTGATTTAGAAAAAGCACTGGCAGGTGAGCCAGTTAAATTATGTGATGGAAGAAAGGCATATATACAAGGTACAGTGCCGAAAGGATACGATAGTGACTATGAATTGGTGGGGTATGCGATTAAAACTGATGGACGAGCCGTTGCTTCGTGTTGGACATTACAGGGACGGCACGACAAAAGGTGGAAAACAAGTATGGACATTGTAGGTATGTGGGAAGAGCCAAAGCCTAAACGTTTTATTAACGGTATCGAAGTACCTGAACCAGTAACGCTAGATACTCTTAAAGAAGGTAATGATTATTGGTATCCAATATTTAGTAATTCTAGCTACACCACTTCAGATCGATTTTATGCTAAATATGAAATAGACAAAAATCTAATTGAACAAGGTTTGGTCTTTGAAACTCAAGAAGGTGCTGAAGCTATGGCTAAAGCATTACTTAATTATAAAGTGGAATATAAAAATGAGTGATATGGGTGAAATGTTTAGAGAGCTACGCTCTGCTAGGCAAGAAAAACGCTTTAAAAACAAGATTAATGGTAAAGCATTATTAATCGGAAATAATATTCCATTTAAATCTTGCAGTGATACTCATATCCAAATCACTACTAAAAAAGGGGTGATTAATTATTACCCTTCCACTGGTTTATGGTTTTATAACAACAGTAAATATAGACAACGTGGTATAAAGAAATTAATTAAACATTATTTTGACACTAAATTGGGAGATTAAAGAATGCAAAAATTAAATTTAATTTTAGGTATTGCTACGACAGAATTTTGGCAACCATTACCAAGTCCACCTGAAAACTAACAAGCCACTGTAACAAGTGGCTTTTTTATTCATTAAACACAGGAGAAAACAATGAAAAAAATCACATTTAGCTTTAGCTCTTACTGCGACACTAAGCCTTTCCGCTTGCTCACCTTTTTCTGTAGATGAGGGAGAAATTGGCTTAGTAACCAAATATGGCGAAATTGTCGAAACAAAAACGGCAGGGCTGCATTGGCGTTCTTGGCTTGAAGATGACATCAAGTTTTCCACTCGTGAACAAAAAATCACACTCGGTTCGTTCAATGAGTCAGGCGATTTAACGGGCGGTATTTCTGCTTATACCAGAGATACGCAGACCGTAATAACGGCACTAGTAATTACCTATAAACTCACTGATCCTATTCTCGTGTATAAAAATTATCGCACGACCGACAATATGATTAATCAGTTGATTGAGCCACGCAGTCGTCAGGCGTTAGAAATCGTCTTTAGTGGCTATACGGCACAACGGGCGTTAGAAAATCGTGCCAAGCTCACTACCGATATTACCACGCAAATTCGTGAGGCGGTGAAAGGCTACCCCCTTGAAATTACCGCCGTGCAAACCGTGATCCAATTCAACAA